TCTTCATTTGGACCATAGCCCTTTGGTGTAACATCTTTGTCTTTACCAAACTTCATTTTAGCTTTTGAAGGAACTTTCGTTAGGTCTTTCGTTACTACCATAAAGTTTTTTGGACCCAACTCAGTCATTACACCTTTAATTTCTTTTGCTTTCTTCTCAGCTTCTGCTTTTGTCTTGAACATAAACATCTTTTGTGCTTCGTCAAGTTCAACTTCTTCTTTATACATATTCAACTCAAATGGTTTTGAACCACCCCTGTTATATACTTGAATTTGAACAGCACCCTTATCACCTTTTAGACGATAAGTATTCGTCTTACCCTCTGATGGTTTACGAGGCCCAGTAGCAACCTTATCATCAATCTCTTCTGGATCAATGGTAATACCGTGATGCTTCTTTGCTACATGATATGCATGTTGCATAGCAGAAGAAAAGTCTTTGTGATAAAGCTCATATTTAGCTTCATCAAGTTCAACTTCTTCTTTAAATTCTTTGCGTCCAAGTTTTTTATTCATTAATTTGACAGCATCAGAATAAGATAAATCTTTCTCAACATATACCCATGAGTTTCTAATACCACCCCGAACTTTTCCATCATAATTCTTCGACAATTTCCAAACCCAATATCCACCCTTTTCTTTTGGCTGGCCATCTAGTTTTTTAGTTCTACCAAAAGCATATGTAACGTCATTTTTATTTTTTCTTGCAGTCTTTTTATATACAGAAACGTCTTCATCAAGGTCAACGGATTCACTCATCGCTTGCTTTGTAGCAGTAGCATACATTACAGCCTTCCAGCTTTCGCCATAGCGAGACTGTAGCTTCTCTTTGTCCTTCTTCATAGCCATAACGATTTCTTCCCGCTTCTTCTCTTGAGCAGGAGTCATTTTCTCGTTTTCTTCATAAACAGCAGCGTCTTTACCTTCTTCACTATCAGCAATACGCTTCTTCTTTGCAGGAGACTTCTTTGTACCCTTATTGATTTCAGCGTCATTTAGTGGATAATCGATGGTGTCAGCGACGTGTTTGTCTTTGAAACGTTTCTCGCCAGCAGCTTTTGGCTGTAGCACTTCTTGTAAATCTTTAAAGGATAGCATTTGTGGTTTCCTTATAATTTGTTTTTTATTCTTATGCGCTATCAATATCTGGTTAATCGTCGAGGTCAACATCTAAATCAAAGTCTTCCTCTTCGGCACCATTCATCATCTGCTGTGCAATAACTTCTCTTCTAGCATCGATTGCAGCACCAAGTTTATCCTGCATTATATCTTGAAACGCATTTTTAAAATCACTTGGTTGATTTTCGTGAGCATGTTTCAATAAATCTACTACGCTATGTTCTGCCATTATATTAACTCCATATATTTATAATCGTTACGATTCATCGGATTCCTGATCAGGCTTATCTTCCGCTTCATTATCATCCATTTCATCGTCAAAGTCGTCGCCGTTCTTTTCACCCTCTTCTTCAATCTGTTCATCAATCTCTTTCATTTCATCTTCTGATTGCTGAAGGACATTTGTACGAACCCATTTTTGAGAGTAATACTTGCCAGTGTATTCATCAATCTCAGCAACAATCTGTAGACGATTCTGTAAAACTTCAGCTTGCTTTAATTCTTCAAAGTGGTTATCATGCATAAAGTCGTAGCGAATACCTGCTTTGATATCAGCCCAATCTTCTGGTGCAATCACACCCTTTAGAATCAATTGCTTCTCAAGAACCTTGTTGAATAATGTAGAGAAGCGATTACGAAGACGATTAATAAACTTAGAGAACTTCACTTCATCTCTTGTAATCTCAGAAGCCCTACCGAGAGAGAAGCCATTTTCTGTATCGAGTCTTGAAATGGGAACATTAAGCGATTGATATACCTTCTTTTGAAAATATAAAATATCATCCATCTCACCAAGATTTTGACCACCTGGAAGAGTTGTGATTTCTGTACCTCTACCACCTTCTCTTCTTGGAAGCCAGAAGTCTTCTAGCATTGTCATAAACTTACGGTCGTCACGAACTTCACCGGTAGATGCATCATAAACAAGCCTGTTCTTGTGCTTTGCCATCATGTCTCTTAGATATTGCTCTGCCTTCATCTTAGGCAAGTTACCAACATCAATATAGAAAATACGACGCTCCGGCGCACGAGAGATACGATAGATAACAGCAGCATCTTCAAGCATTCTCAACTGATTCATAGGCTTGATTGCCTTATGTAGATGAGAAAGAACGAGAGAATTATTTTCGTTTAGAATACCAGACGTTGTATGAACAATCGAGTCTATTGCAATCTTGATACCTTTTGTACCATCCATTCCACCAGCAGAGCCTACCGAAGCAGCACTTGCAGTGTTGAATCCCTTTTCATTATAAACGTAATATTCATTCTTTACTTTTTGAAGTGAAATTTCACCTTCACGCTTCTGTTCAACTTCTTTTATCTTACGAATCTTTCTTGGGTCAATGAAACGAAGTTCTTTGATACCCTCACGGACGTTTGTGTCATCAATGATAGCGTGATAGTAAAGTCTACCATCAACATACCACTTCTGAAAAACATCATAACCGATATTGGAAAAATCTAACAAGCGAATAACTTCGTCAAACTCTTCACGAATTCTTTTTCTAATTGAATCTGGTTGATCTACGTCATCAGTAACGCACTCAACGACCTTTCTATCATCAGTCACCACAACTGCTTCATTTACAATATCTTCAACTGCTCTTTGCACTTCGGGCTGTTGTACCATATTGCGATATTTTGTGACAAGCTCTGCTTCATTCTTTGCAGAACCTTCTAGATCGACATATGTGCCATATGCACCACCAGCAGTTACAACTGTAGCGCCGTCGTCATCCGCCGGAGGAGCGAACGATACAATGCTTTCTGCATTTTCTTTTTTTCTCTTAATTTCAAAGCCGAATAGATTTCTTGCCATACTGATATTATACCTCTATAGATTGGAGGGGACTGGATGTACCAGCCCCCATATGAATCTATTTATATTAGGCGGTTGAGTTGCCTGTTACGCCACCAGAGACTTCCCAGAAGTCGTATTGGAAAGTAACTGTAAACTCTTCAATCGCATCAGTTGTTTCCCAAGCCATTTCAATAGCAGAAACTTCAGTTGGAAACATACCATTGAAAGTATACTCACGGATAGGAACGCCAGTCTTTGAGAACTGTGTAATCTGAGCATTAGACTTATATAGTAGAGGTGAAGCAGAACCAAACTCACGGATGTTACCAGCGTGAGAGTTGATTGAGTTTGACCACTGTTCCATTGCGTTACGAATGAGAAAGTCTTCATCGTTGATAATTGTGACTGTCCATTCAGCGAATGTTCTGTCACCAGCAACTTTAATCTTACGACCAAAGTAAGGCACTTCAATCACACCCGTTGTGGATGCTGGTATCTGTGCTGCTTTGACCATGAATGGGACTTTAATGTCGCCTGCGCCGTTTGCTGGATTAGCAATTTGTACTTGGAAGAGCGATGCTCTCGCTCCCCCTAGCACTAATTGGCTTCTAATCTCTTGAATGTTGAAAGCCATTTATATTAACTCCTTTGTTTAATACTATTTATCGTTTTTATTAGAACTTACCTACGATTTCTTCAAACTCTACGCCAGTTCTAACAGCTACGAAGTTCAACTGAATGAAGTTGATTGATCTTGCAGGCTTAACATAAATGTCGCCGATAAACTCATTGCGGTCAATAACTTCACTTGTATTGTTTGATGTATCACAAACAACTCGGAAGTCAAAGATACCACGACGACCCTGTACGTCACGAAGGAATGGCTCAACTAGATTGCGGAACTGTGCCCGTGTAAACTCATCGTTGAACTCGAAGAGTGAATACTTAGCGGCAGTCGCAATCGCTTTTTCAAGCACGATAAAGAGACGACGAACGTTGATGCGGTCAAATGCGCTTGGTTTAGCAAGTAGTGTTTTGTCACCAAAGAGAAGTGTACCTTGACCAGATTGAGTAATAACTGGATTTACACCAGCTTTATAGAGTTGGTCACGTTCGCCTTTTTTAGGATTGTATGCTAGTTTGACAACGTTCTTGATGATGCCACGGTTGTAACCAGCAGGTGAATACCACGGGTCACGAGTGTCATCTGTGCGAACGCAAAGACCAGCAATGTCACCATTGAGTGGAACATAGCGGAACTTATCGTTATATTTGTCATACTGATATTTGTAACCAGAGTCAACAACAGCGTATGATGATTGAGTTAGAGCAGCTTCAAATGCTAGAACCTGATCAAGTTCAGCACCGAGTGCTTGCTCAACAACATCATCACGTTCTGGTGAGATGAATACAACGCAATCTTTACGAACTTCAGCGATATTATCGATAAGATAGTTAGCGATAACTGTGTTTGCTTTACCAGCAAGAACAAGAGAGATATCAATCTCTTCTGCATTTTGATAGAGGTCGATACCTCTAGCAAGTCTTGATAGAGCAATCGTTGATTCTGTGCCGTTCGTGCCTTCGGAACCATTTGTGAATGATGTGTAGTTAGCACCATCAGCAAGTGAAGCAGCAGTTGTCCAAATGTAGTTTGAACGCTCGTTGATTACATCCTTGTAGAAAATCGAATTACCTTGGTCATCTAAGTCACCATCTGTTCTACTAACATCAGCGTAGACTTCGAGTATTGTGTTTGCTGTACCAGAGATACCACCATCTTCGTCAACAACGACGATATGAGAGTTAGAAGTACCAGGCGCACCATCGACGTTCAGATAATGTGCCCACTTACGAGTTGCTGCCGTAGGTGAAGTGTCTGATAGACGATATGCCGGAGCAAAAGTGATAACACCAGCATCATCACCATCAAGTGCTGTTGATACAACGGTTAAATCTTGAAATCCAATAGAGGAGTTACCAACACGAAGAACGTCACCGGCAGTTAGATTTGTTGTGCCGTTCGAACCACCAACAGTTGAATTTAACTGCGTATTAGCGCATCCAACTGTTGTAGCGCCTGTAGAGATGCCTGCTGCAAGTGTAATTGCTTCGGAAAAATCAGCACCATCAAAACATACTGAGATTTTTAGATTGTTACCCCATGTGCCTGCTGATTGAGCAACGAACTCGCCTTGACCAGAAAGTGCTTCTGCTTCTGTGCGTGTTTCGATGAGGATTGTCGTGTTACCAGAAGCAGAAGCAGTTACAGCATCTGCGGCTGTGACACGAGTAACGTATAATTTGTTACCATATGATAGAAAGTTAGAGGCAGTTAAGAATGTTTCATAGTTGTTTGAGTTTGGCTTACCGAAGCGAGCAACTAAATCTTCCTCAGAAGTGATAAGAGTTGTTTGCTCTACTTGACCTTGTGTAAAAGTGCCGACAATGACACCTTCTGTTGTTGATACGGCAGGAACTACGGTCGAGAGATCAATCTCCGACACATTAACACCTGGGCTTACTTGAAATGGCATAGTTCATTTCTCCTTGTAATAGAGATTTATCGATTGTTTTTATTATTTATAAAAAACGATATTTTACTGATCCGATAACCATCCTCCATCCCCACGATCAACATGAACAATGTCTTGTGTTGTTTCATTGTTACCAGCATCATAGAAACCAAAAGGCAAGAGGTCTTGCATCATTTGTTCTTCGCTTCGTTGCCTCAGTTTCGTAAGAGTATTGATATCTGTAATCTGACTAAAATATTGTTGCGATGATAGCCAAGCGAACAGAACGAGACACATAACTAAATCGTCATGGCTTCCAGATTCTGCTTCGTAGCTATTTCCTCTCCTTGAAAACTTTGAAAGTTCATTGATGGTATCAAAGTCGTTAATAATAATTTGGTCTTGCTCTACCATCATCTTTAAAATAGAGCATCCAGTAGCCTTCACCGACTTTGTTGTTCGAATACCTTTATCGATGTTCTTACCACTAAATCCACTTGATATTCTCTTACCAGACCTACCAGCAGATTCAGTTGAAATTAAATTTTCAATTTCGTATTCAAAATATAGTAAATCGGACACTTGCCCGCCAATATCGTTTATCTCAACTAGAGTGTGTGCATTATTATAATATGTTGTCATTCTATGTATAACATCAGTGTATTCGATAGGTGTGACAAGACTATCTTTGTATACACATACCTGTTGATATGGCATTGCTGTAATGTCTACGATTTGAAAGGCTGAATAATCTAAACCTTTACCTCTTGACACATCGACCACACAAGCATACATTCTATCTTTTTGCGGTTGCTCATATACTTTGATGCCAGCTTGGTCTTGAATGGGTGTTTTGTGAAATAACTGCTTGAGCTTAGACCCGTCAATGAGTGTACCAGAACTACCCAGAAACTCACACTCAAACTCTTGAGCAAACTTCTGTGCATCAAAGTCCATAGAAGCAAGGGTTTCTTTCTTCCATTTGTCGCCTCGACCCGGCACTTTATACCAAGGAACTTCTACAAAAGCGTATCCATTACGCTCTTCTTTTGCCCCTTGAAAAGTCTTGTAGAAATGATTGAGACCGTTTGGTGTGGAGGTTAGTAGAATCTTTGTTGTCTCACCAGAAGAGATTGTTGGAAAGACTGAAGCAAAAAATGAGTCCCAGTTATCAACGAAAGCAGTCTCGTCAATATACAAATACGATACAGATTTACCACGAATCGCAGATGAAGAAGTTGCGGTAGCAATAATCTTACATCCATTCTCAAACTCAACAGACCCTTTGTTCCACTCGACAACGCCTTGTTGAATCCATCTTGGAAGTGCTTCAAAGGCAATCTTGATACGGTCAAGAATCTCTCTAGCAGCATCACCCTTGTTAGCGAGCAATGCTACTGTTTTATGTTCTTGAAACAAAATGTAATG